AGCATAGACTGTACCCGCAAAGTTCGTCTGGTTCAAAGTAGGAGTGGATTGATAAACGGTCTTCTGTTCTAACGCATTCAAACGAGTGTTGATTGTAGCACTATCTACATACGAAGTGAAGAATATCTGATGATTGTTAGGGAAGTTAGTTGAACCCGTTCCTTCTGAATTAACGTAAGTAACACCATATGTAACATAGTCGTTTGTAATAATTGTAATACTTGTCACCGCATACTTTATCCAGTTCGTAGAGTCGTTTCTGTCTTGAAAGTAGAGAATATCACCTAATCCTACTTGGGCTAAGTAAAAATCAATATCAATACCATCATCTGTAATATGATTAATCCATACTACTGTTGCCGATGGTTGGACACTATTGTTGTATTGGACGTGTTGTGATATAGAAGGCGGTACAGTTGTGTCCGTTGAGGATTGGTACAAAAAGTAGTTCCCACCAGACCCACCAGAATTATAAGGGGCGGTAGTCCCGTCTGCTAAGAGAACTTCTGCCGATGTCCCACCTATCTTGACGAAAGAGTTCGCAGTGGTTGAACTTGATGTATGAATAGGTGTAGCAGAGAACTCGGCTTGACTCGCATTTACATTCACATTACCAGTCGCAGTTAGATTAATAGCACCAGTCGCAGTCGCAGTGATATTATGAGAAGCACCAGTAGTAGTAATACCAATATTATTTCCAGCCGTTATTCCGAACACACCAGTCGTATTCATAGAAGCAGTTGTCCCATTTGTCAGAAGATTGCCCGTCACAGTTGTAGCACCCGTTATTGTCGTAGCACCATTAAGATTTGAAGTACCCGTCACAGTTGTAGCACCAGTTATACCAACTATTCCAGTTATTGTTGTATTACCCGTTACAGTAGTGATACCATTAAGACCGAGGTTCACCGCAGTAATACTAACATCTGCTGTTGTGGTAACATCTATATTATCCGCACTTTGTAGCAGCATTGCTTGTACTAAGTCAACTTGAGGGCAATCCAATGTGAGTCCGGGTGATGTAAAAGTAGTTACATCATTTAACACATTATTATAGTAATCATTTGCTATCGTAATAATGCTTCCCGTTGTAGCTTGGTTCGCATTATTATAAAGTTTCTCAAACGTGAGCTTTGAAGAGTCAAAACCATTTGATACTTCTACCCCATTTATATCCATATTGCTGAACAAAGAAACTGACCCATCTTGGACTTTTACTTGTGAAGTAGATACATAAGTATTAGAACTTCCCGGCAATCCAGTTCGTAGAGGAGCGGTACTATTAATTTGTGTAGCATTTATATTAACATCAAGTGCCGCAGTTAAACCAAGCGAAGCAGTTGAAGTGATTAAATTAGTATTATTTAGGTCTTTGCCTCCAAAGTTAAACGTAGTAGCATTCTCACTCAAAGAAGAAGCAATATAGGACAACCCATTCACCGCGTTCGCAACGCAGTGTTTTCCAACCGCCGAAGCACCACCAAACACCATATTACCACCACCCGCTTCCGCAACCACTGACTTTACGAAAGCAGTGTTGGCTACTTTTGTACTACTATCCGCTGGGTCTTGGGTCACAACCGTTGCTGTTCCACCAATATCTGTGACAGTTCCAACAGTTGTAATATTCTGAGTCTTCGTAACGACAGAAGCAACAGAAGTAGCATCCGCTACGTCAATAGAATTTCCATACGGTATTAACGATAATGTATCACCAGATAACTCAAGATTCTGGACTAGTCCACCAGACGTACTACCAATTAACAACCACGTAGGGTTCATCGGTAAAGGGCTTACATTCTGGTTATTCACAGTCGCTTCAAATATTAATCCAGCCAATTCAACAACATCATTCACAACATATTGCGTTAGATGATTCCATTGGGCATAACTCATTTTATAATAACTCCTAAGAAAATAAATATATATCTTTATTAATGAGCATTGAGAAAGTGAAAGAATATCCTCTGAGTGATGATGATATTCGTAAGATACTGGGTAGTAACATTAAGATATGGAACTACCCGCAGTTAAAGAAGATGAAGTCCATACACGATATGTTTGATAACAAAGGACGGGCTATCTTGTTATTTCCTAATACATCTCCTACGTCCGGGCATTGGTGTTGCCTTATCAATTATAAGAACAAAGTGGAGTTCTATGACCCGTATGGCGACGCTCCCGAGCAACAGAAGGGTGGTATGACTCCTCAGAGATTAGAAGCATTGGACATAGACCATCCGGACTTGACTCGGCTATTGAGAACCGCTCAGAAGCCAGTCTATTATAATACACATCAGTTTCAGAAGTCCGGACGCAATATCGCGACGTGTGGTAGATGGTGTTGTTGTAGATTGTTGTACTCCAGTAAATCTCTTCCATACTTTAAAGGGGTTGTGGATAAAAGCGGAATGAACCCAGATGATTTTGTAAGTGGATTAACATACGACTGGTTAAAAAAATAAAATAAAAAAATAAAACTACAGTATAGAAATGAATCGGCAAGGTCAATTTGAAATTAGTGGTGGGTCTATTGAAAGTCCCAATTACGTTTATTACAATGCTGACATCGTTAATAACAGAACCGATGATATCAATCAAGCTCTTTTAGCTCAACCAGACCCTCAGATTCGGTTTAATGAAACGAGAGATACGGCACTCGTGAAAGATGCTTCTCAATACGAATTTTCTATCATCCGTTTCACTATGAACGGGCCGAATATGGACTTACCTCTCTTCATACCTAACATTCAAACGGGTCAAGATAACGTGAACCTAACAACGTACGCGGTCAGTCTATCCTTCCAACAGACGTTTAGAGTAAATGAACTGGGTTTTTATACGTGTAACATAGCACCACTCCCCACTATTATTATCTTTGAACCAGAGTGTCTTAACCCTATCCTTGCGCCATCACCTCGCTCTCCTTCCGTTGAGCAAGACATATCCACTCGTTATTACTGGATTACTACTTATCAGCACTGGATAAATCTCGTTAATAAAGCACTCGCAAAAGCGCACAGAAGTGTATATGATAATTTTGTGTTGTGGTGGAATGATATCGCATTACTCCCAATAGGTTATGAAACATACGATAATTTTACATCTACCATCCAGATTCCTCAAATCATTTATAATGAAGCGACGACTACTTTTACTATCTTAGCGGATAGTGATGCCTTTGGTAAACGTCTTAACACGTTTGTACCCAATTATGATGGTGGTGCTTGGACTCCTCCTCAGATGAGAATGTTTTTTGGTACGAATCTGTACGGTTTGTTCTCTAACTTCCCTACTCTTTTCTGGAATAGTATTGTTATCCCAGCAACTACCTACGACGGTGTGGTATATCCAGCTTTCCCTAATGGGGCTCCCGCTGTATGGTCGCCTAACACTTTCCCAATAGGATATGTCCCAGAAGGTTATGTGAATGAGATTATGTTCCCCAACAAGTTCTACCAGAATGTGGCTGACTATCGTATTCCACCTTACAGTGGTGTTCCACCATTAGGATACGTCCCGATAAGCGCTCAGAAAGCCTATTGGCGCAACGAACAAGACTTTCCTAGTACTGATTCCCTTTGGTCACCTATCTCCTCTATCGTATTCACTACAACCCTTCTACCCCTCAAAACAGAGAACGCATCTCAGCCGAATGTTCTTGGTACGGGTAACTTGGGTGACTCCCGACCCACCTCTAAATCCGCCTTTGAACCTATCATTACGGATATCGCACTGGATACCGCTCAGAGAGGTGCTTGTGATTATCGCAAATTTATATACTACAGTCCCGTTGCTGAATATCGTATGTCCTCTTTCACGGCTAGTCCGCAAGAGATTAGAAACATTAACATTGCTGTGTTCTGGAAGAATCGCTTGGATTCTAAGCTATATCCGATTAATATGTATAATTTGAGCACGGTCAGTCTTAAGATGCTCTTCCGAAAAAGGGGAGTGAAAGGTGATAAATGAGCCTACGGAATAAACCTCAGAAATAATTATCTAACCTCATAGTATAAAAAAATGAGTTCAGATATTGAAAAGTTAGCCGTTCTTGATTCTCGTATCGTCCAGTCCCGCCCTAAGTTTGCGGTTGAAAAGGGAGCGTTGTCTTTGACCAATGCGCCTTTCAACGCAATTGCGGCTACTTCGTCCCAGCACACGTATAACATCTACGTTCCCTCAGAGAACGTGTTCGTTGATAGAAAGCTCCTATGGTCTTCTACGGTGTTTATGAATATGATTGTGTCAACTGACCAAACGCTAGTACAAAACGAGTCCATTGTTGTTCCCGGTCGTGACTTCGCTCTTTGCGCTCTCCCTTTGAACTCTCTCTGCTCTACCCTCAGTGCTACCATCAATGATACAACCTCTGTGATTAACTCTCAAGATGTGTTGAAAGAAGTTCTGCGACTTGCTGACTACAAAAAGAATCGTATGTGCCGAACTGCCCCTACGATGTTGGACAAGTTTCAGAACTACAACGACGCTTATGGGTGTATCGCCAACCCTCTTGCTGGTTATGATGCTATGAGTGATTATGATAATGTACCCAATGGAGCTTTCCCCGGTTTGACATTCACTGACCCAGTTGGTAACCCTCTTCCTTCTGCCTATACCTATCCAGCCTACCCAGCTGGAACTGGATACCCCGCAGCAAACTACTCCAGTAGAAACGGTATTCCCGTTCAGTTTGCGGCCACTGTTGGGCCGTTCCCTATCTACTTCAAGTTCCGTTCTACTGAGCCAGTTTGTCTATCTCCTTTTGTGTTCTCGGATGAATACGAGTGGGACACTGGTCTGTTTGGACTTAACAACATCCAGCTCATTATGAACTTGGTAAGCTCTCCCTCTCGTGTGGTTCGTCATACAGACCGTGCTGGTCGTAAAATAAGTGCTATCCAGTACAACCCTTCCGTTACTAACGTGTTTCAAGAGAGTGTGATGAACGTTCAGTTCTTAACTCCATCACTTTCAGTCCCTCTTCCGCCGAAATCGGTGGTTCCTTATATGGAATTTCCTCGCTACATTACTCAATACCAGAACGGTTCCATCGCTCCGGGTGCTACTGGTCAGATTTTGAGTCAGACCATTACTCTCCCGTGTATTCCCGACCTTCTCATCATCTACGCAAAACCCTCTGCTGTTGGGCCGAATGATGCGGATTGGTACTTACCTCTTGCTACTTCCCTTGATAACGTTCGTAATCCTTTGTCAATAAATTTTGACAACTTTTCCGGGTTGTTGAGTTCAACTAGCACAGAGCAGCTTTTCGCAATGAGCCACCACAACGGAGTGGAAATGGACTGGGCTACTTGGATTGGTCAAGGAACATCGGCTGGTGGTTCGTTTCCAGCTGTTAATAGCTATCCCCTTAACCAGCAAGGTCAGAAAATCCCTCTAGTTGGTTCTATCTTGGTTCTGAAACCCGGACAAGATATCACCCTTCAAGAAGGACAAGCATCGTCGCTCGTAGGTAACTTCACCCTTCAATTCAACTTGACTGTGAAGAATACTTCTAATGTGCCTCAGACTCCTCAGCTCTATGTCATCACCGCAAACAGTGGGTTCTTTGAATCTATCCGTGGTTCATCCCGAATCATCAAGGGTGTGTTGTCCGAACAAGACATCATCTCCGCACCTCTCGCACCTATGGCGGTTCGTTCTGAGCTTGACCGAATGGTAGGTGGGTTCAGCTTTGGAAAACTGGGTAACATCCTCTCTAAGGCTAAAGACATCTACCAAAAGACCAAACCGCTAGTAAGTGGTGTTAAAGGCCTACTTCCCGACTCTGGAATGTTTGGAAACATCAAATCTGGGTTGGACGCAGTAGGATACGGTACGGGTGGGACGGGAGCTGGTACGGGCGGCCGTAGGAAAAAATCTCTGGCGGCGAGATTAATGTAAAAAATTAAAATATTTAGATAGAATATAAAAAAAATGTCTTCCGTCGCATCTATTCAATCTGGAACTCCCGCTGCTGAATCGGTTCTTAGACAAGGCCAAGTAACTATAGCAGCTGGTACTAACATTTCTGCTCTTATCGCTGATATTGATATCAGTAATTATTCTACTGTAGTTGTTAATTCTTTGAGTGGTGTTAGTGATGCTACTGCCCGTACTTTTACAGCTAATCTTAATGATACTGTCGGGTTCTACGTTGTCGCAAATGCGAACGCAACTCTTAATACTAGCGTAAAATACAGTATCCTATCATACAACTAAATTATATAATGATTAATGGATTATCCACTATTAATTATATAGATTTAACACAATACCCACCACCCTAAGGTCTATGCCTTCCGTATCCTTGTCTAGCCAGTTCCGCTTGATTCTTCAGTAACACACCCCTTTCGTAATCTGGTATTACTCTACGCGGCCCAGCGAACTTCTCTTTAGATATAATATTCTTATCTTCTCCGAGCATCTTGGCTTTTATCAGATTCTTCCCTAAGAATATGTTACGTGGAGCGTCCCCTTTTTGCGCTTCTATCCTATTAAGACTGTTTACCATTCGTTCATCGGCTCTCCTTACGTCCGCTACTTGTTGTTCTACCGTTGGTTCGCCACTTGCTAGTTCATAGTCTATGTCGTGTCGTTTCGCAACCGCATCACTGGCTGTCCTTGGCGGGTCGCCTCTTTCCAACCTCTTTAGAATTTGAGTACCCGGGCCGATGTAGTTGCCTACACCAGTCTTACCGTTCGGCAACTGTAGCAGCATATGATGTTCCCCTTCAAAGAGAGGACGAGCCAGTTCGTCACTTGATGGTAGAGCATTCACTGCTTTTGTAAGGACGGGTATTGCTTTCGTAAGTATCTTTTTAGGGTAGGCTTTGGCGGCATTCCACGCATCTCCCAGCCATCCCGACCCATACATCGCTTTCATCTGAGCTTTTGCTCTATCTTTCGGTATAGCCTCTTTGCTGTACTTTTTTCCAGTTTCTTTGTTCACTACCCAATACAAGTCGTGATTCGGCTTTTTTCTAAGTTTATAAGGCATTATAATAGTAGAAAAGAAAATTAATTACAACCGCAAGGACAAGGCTCATCATCTTCCGTAGGCTTCGGCCGAGCATCCACGATGGCTTGTAACTTCATCATTACGTGGTACAGTTGATTGGATAGTTTCTCGTTAATTTTAGTCTTTTTAAGAGCTTTAATGGCTATTATAACGTAGGATACTCTGTCTTTATCCACGCCACACATACTTCTATATAATAAAAAAAAGTGGGGTTTTTAAACCCGCTCTTTTTTTTAGTTCTACTTTGTTTAAAGTTCCTTATTGTATCTCTTATAGCCTTCTGTGAGTTTAACTGCTTCCCATATTATGTCAACATATCTCTGTTCTCTACCAAAATTATATTCGTGGAGTGCTTCTTGTACTTTATTATCATCGGGAATTTCATATATCCTTGTACCTTCACGGATATACGCCAAATCTTTCCAAAAGATAATCGTAGGAGTCATTCTTAGTGTTGAGTTCAATCGCATATTAAAAAGATTAGAATGATTTCAAATTTTTTTTTGACAATCCCAGTCGGTCTTTAAGTCCTCCCTTTATAAGTAAAAAAGTGGGGTTTTACCCCTTTTTCTTTTTTACTTTTTATTCTTATTCGTCCTCGTCTGCGTTTATATCATATGAAGCGGGATACTTATCGTTGTGATATATATCATCACTCCAAATCTCTTGTTCCTTTCCATTCGCATCTATATAATGTAATACACAATACCTAACATACCAGCTAAAGGGTGCTTCATACTTACTTGCTTTTGATTCTTCTTCGGATAACAGTATAACATCTTCTGGAATACAGAATGTTACACAACTCGTGGATACGGCTCTAATGCTCTTAATTTTGGGTTCTTGGAATGCTTTGGGGCGGGTTCTAGGCATTCTTAGTTAGATTCAACCTCTATATATCTTTTTTTCGGGTTTCAATTTTTTTTGTGTTTCCGCTCTTTTTTGTGGGTTCCCTTCTGTCCGTGGGGGACGGGTTACGGGTTTACGGGTTACGGGTCTGGAGTAAGAGTATCTCCAATATATAGGTTTTTTTGAGCCGCCGCATCGGCGGTGCGGAAAAAGGACTTGCTAAGAGAACTTTCACATCAAACCCGTAACCCGTAACCCGTAACCTTTCTTTACCAAAGACAAAGTTGAGAGGTTTATTGTCGGAGTCCAACCCATACTCTAAAGGTCTTACCATCCATCTTCTTGTGAGCATTAATTAACCCAATCTTCTTCAACTCTTTCGCTATCTTAACGTCACTTAATCGCACCCCTTCTTCACCTAAGTAATTAATAACTTCCCGTGAGGTTACACAGTTCATAGTAGGAATCTCTTCATCGGTAGGGACAAACTCATACTTGGCTAGTAACAACTCCTTAATCTTGATGTCTTCTAGTACGAATAACTCCTCAATCTCAGCTATAACTTCTTTCGGCTTCTCCAACATAACACCGCCATTGTAGGAGTCCATAATAATCCAGAAGAATGAGTCAACCCACTCTTTAGAGTTAATCTTATCCTTTAACATAGGGTCGGCTTCCATCTCGTACTCATTACATTCGGCTTGTGGCTTATTCATAAAGGACTTCGTATGAGGCACGGCGTTCATTCTGTTCTTAAGGGCTTGGTCGCACGGAGTGATAGGAGGTAGGTCATTCACAAACCCGAAGAAGGTGGTTGTAATCTCAACGTCCCGTTGATTCTCATAGTTCTGACGGGCTTGTATCATATCCGTTGAACCACCCGACAAAGTCTTAATCATATTACCATCCAGACTTTTTCCATCCATACGAGCCTCATTACCAATCGCAATACGAGTCCCTATCAAAGGAACATACCACGCCAACTTTTTAGCTTCATCTGAGCCGTCTTTCATATTATACTTTAATATATTCATATTGAACATCCCAACATACTCTTGAAACGTGGCTTTGATAATACCAGTTAGGACACCCTTACCACAGTTAGGATTGCCCACTACCGACCACCACACTTTATCGTCTACTAGTCCCGCAATCGCACGTGATATACCGTTCTTATAGAACTCACCCACTTTGTTATTATTGTAGGCGTTTTGAAAGAGGACTTTCTTAATCGTATTCTCTAACTCATAATCCCTTGTAGTGTTAAAGTTTCTACTTATTCTCTTTGTGAAATACTTATCACGACAAAGCTCAAAGCCTTGATTGAAGGTCATACCCTTCATATCAAACCAACCGTCCTTAAACAATAGGCAATGTCTACTGTTAGAGAGTTTTATGACGTTGGTTCTAGGCAATAGGGCTTCTAAGTGAAAGAGCATACTGTTAATGTGTTTGGTAGAGCCACCATAGTTGAATGTCTTGACTTTTCCATCTTGACCCTTCTGCTTGAAAACGAGTCCTTCTTGAACGCGTTGGATAGCTCCTATGAGTGATTCTTTCGTGGTTTCCCACATACCCGACTTATTATATATATATACGACATCTTGTTTGATGATATCTTCTCCCAGTAACTCTATGAACTTTCTACACGCAAAGGCATCATCAATAAGGATATTCTCGGGGACAAGGTCTTCCTCTGGCTCATCCTCAAACTCAATCTTTTCAAAGGGTTTAATTTTCAGTTTGATGTCATATCCCGTTTCTTCTCTGATTATGTTCTCAAGTAGTGATAGGTCAATCTCCTTCTTACGTATCTGACACCCATCATAGGCAAGGACATCCACTCGGTAGCCATTATTATCAAGCCAATGAACCATTGAATCAAGGATATGACGCTCCACGGTTTGTAGGATATGTGAGGTAAAAGTCCCAATAGTATTCTTTTTATTCTGTTTCTTCAACCAGTCATATAAGATTCTGTGTTCTTCCATCTCAGATAAGTGTCGTGAAAACTTATTCATCTCCTTTTTCATCTCAATGAACTCGGGCGGCATATCAATCTCACAATTATCGGGCAGTTTAATCGTTTCCTCTACTGCGCCACCATAGAGGATACGTATCACAAACTCTTTGGTCATATCATCATTGAACTTATCTTTCATCAAGTCAAAGAAGTATTGTCGGTTCTCCACGTACTTCGTCATAAAAGGCATTGATAGATTGAATTGTTTCGCCATCTGGACAATTAAGGTAGGATGACAGTTGACTACGTCAATATCAGTGTAATAATCGCCACATAGGGTGCCTCTTACTGACTTTTCCAGTTGTTCCAATGAACCCCTTGTCCCATAGTAACGACCATATCCCATCTTACCAATCACAGAAGTTGAAAGTGCGTATGTCATAGGTACTTCACATATGGCCATCTTGTGCTTTTTTACTTGCTTCCAAAGGGAATCAATTAAGAGAGCTTGTCCCTTATCAAGTGAATCTCGTTTAGCCCACAGTTTCCCCATCGTTTTACGGCTGAATTGTTGATTATATGTTCGGAATGTAATGTTATGCTTGGAAGTAGTGAATGTATTGGTTTCGGTTTCAGTCATTGTAGTCATCTATATTCTATATGCCGGTAATCTTTAAACTCTGCCGATAAAAACGCACCATCGGGTTTCAAATTTTATTACCGGGATAACATAGGGATGTTTTTTTCTTGGTATATAGTATGTATATCCTCATCAAAGCGTTACGTATAGGTATCTACCTAGCCGAAAAAGCAGCTACAGCACTATATTACGGCAGTGAAATTTCAGCGAATATAGGGGTAAAACTCACACAAAAAGTTATTACGATGGCTGTAAAAAATTAAGAAAGCACTTAAAGAGAGGCGCTTTTTTGGTGTCTTTTTCTTAGCAAAAAACATCTACAGCAAAACCCAAAAAAAAATTTGAAACCAAAAAAAGACGAATAAAGATGACTGAATCCAAGAATGCCTAAGAACAACAAGTTAGAACTAAAAAGTAGGGGAACTACCGAGAGTTGCCTAGAATGTATATGTGGTATGAAGATAAACTATACTAAGTCTACGAAAGTTAATATAATGATGAGGCTTCATAACAAAGTATGCTCTCTCCAAGTAAGAGGACATTATGAGGTTGAGAATGTAGTAGCCCATCGTACACTGGTGTGTCATAAGTAAAACAGAACTCCAAAAAAAAAATTGACGAGAAAAAAAGACAGAAAGATATGATTGAATTGAATAAAAACTCAGACCAAAAAACTCCAAGAATGCCTAAAAACCAGTCCCTAACGAAAGAAAAGTACTATGAAGAGGCTAAAAAGAAACTCCCACAAGTATTGTGGAACATTGTGATAGAGTACCAAACTCCAAAGTGGATTAAGTACATACGAACAAAGCTTATGAACCAAATCATAGAAAGGCCTCTCACAACAGAGAAAGAATTATGGGATAGGCTATGGAAGCATATTAGTTGTGCGACCCTTGACTGGAACGATGAATATTGCCGACTCTCTGGCTGGATGTGTCCACCTACGTTCATTGAGGAGTTAGGGACATTCAAAGAAGCTTCTAAAAAACAGTTCTAAAAAAAAGATAAAGTAAAAAAGAAAGGGGAAACAACCCCACTTTTTTACTTATAAAAGGGATATAAAACTATACTACAGCAAACCCATAAAAAAAAATTGACGGAAAAAAAAGACGGAAAGATATGATTGAATTAAAACTAAAAAACGAATCCAAGATGCCGTCCAAGAACATTCTATTCGCCGAGTTCGTTGATTACTTCCTTGACAACGATACTCAAAAGTCAAAGCAGTATGAGGAACACAAGGAAGGAGATGAAGAGTTTGTCGTAGTGGAGTATAAGTCAAATGATGTAGATGACTTGCCTTGTATGTGTAATATGCTCTGGCGAGTTGCCGATGAAAAGTGGAAGAAGACGAGATACAATGGGTCGTCCCACTTTGCTATGTGGTGGTATAGCATTGAGGAAGATGACTACGAAGACTGACTGGGATTGTCAGAATAAAAAAAGTAAAAAAGAAAGGGGAAACAACCCCACTTTTTTACTTATAAAAGGGATATAAAACTATACTACAGCAAACCCATAAAAAAAAATTGACGCAAAAAAAAGACGGAAAGATATGATTGAATTGAATAAAAACTCAGACCAAAACCTCCAAGATATGACTTCCAAGAAAGAACGAATCCAAGCGTTGCGAAACAAAGTTCCAAAAGAGATTGTTAAACTAATAATCTCTTTCGTGAATTACAATCCAACATTCCAAGCCATCTATAATAAGGTACATACACATTACCCTTTTACTAATTACTACAAGTATTACTTCTGCTTTGACCCTTATCGCTTCAAGCCTTCCTTTTCTGTGTTCTTTGAGAGGATAGGTAATACAGTCCAATGTGATAGTGAGTTTTCCTATCCATTTCTTGAAGAACGTATTACGGACATCCGTGATTACTTTCGGGACTTACGACACGATACCAAAAACGTCTTCTATACGAAAAACATAAAAGGAAAACACGGCGTTTTAGGCGAAAGGGTCTGGTATCATGAGATTATACTGGAGATATATGAAACTCTAAAGCCAGACTTTCTGATGGAAGAAGCTCGTACTCCTCTAAAGTGGGATAATGAAACTGGATATCCTCTGTTAAACTTCAAGATTACCGCAAAAGGCGTGGCTCAAAAGAAAGCAGTCAGTAACTTCTTCAATGGAATTGGACGACTAATAGAATGGATGAAGTATGAAGCACTTCCTATTCACAGAGTAGCACCAAAAGATGACAAGTTAGTTTTCCAATAAAAAAAAGTAAAAAAGTAAAAAAATTGTGGGTTTAAAAACCCCTTTTTTTTTGTACGTACGGGTATATGTTCGGGCCGCATCTCACGATTGACTTGGTAGGGTGTAATGTAGATAAACTAAAAGACCTACAATTACACTTTGACTTCCTTAATGACCTACCACACTTGATAGGGATGACACCTATAACAGCACCATATGTATTCCCATATTCTGGGCTAGTACCAGATGATTCGGGCATTACGGGTATTGTTATTATTGCTGAAAGTCATATATCTGTCCATTCATTTGATAAGAAGAATTATTGCTTTATTGATGTCTTTAGTTGTAAGCCGTTCAACACAGAAACGGCAGTGGATTACATTATAAAGATGTTTGAACCATCAACTCATACCGTTTCAGTTGTACAAAGGGGTCTTGACTTTCCACGATAAAAAATTGAAAAAAAATTATTGTTGATGTAATAATTCCGCGTTCTTCTGGGATACCATATACTGTGGGAAACCCTTAGAGTAACACAACCAACGACTCCCTAACTTACGATGCCGTTTGATGTCCTCTTCATCAACCCCTATGTAGTTCTTGAGTAGGTATCGTAGGGCGTGGAAAGAAGTAGAGAGTGGGTACACCACTACGTGAGTAGCTTCGTTCAACAGCAACCTAGTCTTCTTGTAGTTAGTCAAGTAGTGCGAAAGGCATAACATAGATGAGCAAGTATGCCTACCCATAATGGCTAAGTCATCAATAATTTTAGTAACTACTTTCTCAGCATCTCCCGTTAAAGTGTCGTAGTCGTCCCATATAGTTAAGCAATCCTTGAACTCTTCTAAGTCTGGATACTCGTCTACGAACGAATCAATACTCAGACGCTTCAGAAATTTTAGTGCGTCTAGAGTTGCGTCTTCCTTCAACTTAGAGATGAGATAGATACCTCGGTTCGGAAAGAGCTTATGATAGTAAGCGGCTATCTGTTTTGCGATGTAACTCTTACCCGAACCACTTTGACCAGCGATATAGAACACATCCCGCTTTTTAGGGTCACAACTCGGCAGAATTTCAAATGAACCCTCATCATCCAACTCAACCATCGTTTCTGAATGACAATCTTTCAATATCTTCTCGTAGATAGCTTTGACTTCATCATTCTCGTTAAGGGATGATAAGGGCAAATCCTTACTGAGGGCTTCTTCTAACTTGATAAACATCTTCGTCCTATCCACTGGTTTCATCTTGGTCATCTTAATATACCTTGAGCGATTGAACGACTTTTTTACTTGATTCTTAGACTTTCCTTCGTGTAGGTAAAGAACTTCACCTTCTTCGTTCCCTCCTTTGACAAGGGCAATAGGTCTAGGCTTTGGCTCACCCTCTTCAATAAATGATAGACTCGGCATTATATCTAAGGCTAAGAAAATTATTACAAAAAATTGGAAGCGTTCGCCTTAAAGAATCAGCACGTAAAAATTTCCACCACATTACTCAGACCGTAACCGCTTCACTATGGGTTTCGTTTTTAATTGGACTATGTTATTCAATTCATCTCGTAGCCTCTCCAACCCAGCTTTTAATTTAGTGTCGGGTAATCTCAAGACTCTATTGATATCACCTATAATAGCATCATCTTTGTTGAGATACTCTGGGATTGTGTATACGTTACTAAGGCGACCTATGAACTGGTCTATCTCAAACCGGATGAGCTTCATTGGGAGTGCTTTATAATCATCTAGTAGTAGTATAAGGGTGTCTATATCATTCACGATGAGATTTAGTATGCCTAAGTCACTGTTTAGAATTGGGATAAGTTCATTGATTGCTTTCGTATCACCCTTTATCTTAGCTACAGCAAATAGACGTTTCAGTACTTTGAAGTAGTTGCCCTCGGACATATAGGCAATGACATTCTCTTCAAGGCTTACAATGGGGTTGATTATCTCTGGGTTAAGTACCTTACCATTACATTTGAACTCGTATATAACCGAAAAGTCTGTGAAACGGTTATTGGCCACAAGACTGATACAGTCTAATTTAGTGATGCCCGGACTGTCAAACCCATCTTCTAATGTAGCCTTTGAGCCATCTCGCAGTACCTTCTTATTCGCAAGGACTTCGCCCACAGTCCATCGTAGTACGTGATACTTCAACTTCTGTTTCGCAAGTAGGAACTCTGGGACTGTCGGACTATCTTTTAATAGACTAAGAGCAGAATTGGATTCGCTCTCGGTGATAATACCACCCTTTAATAACTTATCAACGGTAGCTCTACAAGCCGTCGCATTGTACCCTATCAACTTCTTATCTTTGACCATTGCTGAGGAAGGGATGATTTTCCAAGCGGAAACAACACCACACTTAATATCACCGATGAATGTATTAGGATAAGAACGTAGCTTTTTGACATTGTCTTGGAACTTCTTTCTAAGCTCAGTCAATACTTTAGATAAAGAGCCTTTTTTAGATACGACCTCATACCCATCATAATCTCCCGCATACAACTGGCTACGGATGGACATTGACCCCAATAGGCGGAAGTCACCACCCATTGACATAGTATGTAGAATATTCAATGCGTCGGAAGGGTAATCTGACGGAAACTCTTTGGTTTTCACTGGATTCATTTCTACTAGAGAAACTAAAAAAATTAGTGCGTTCAATCCCGGCTCGTAATTATCTTTTCATTCTGTAGGAAACAAATGGCGACTCAGAAACAAGATTTGATATTCGGAAAGAAGGCAGAAGAGGAAAGTGTGGATATGTTGGAACAGTATCTTAATACGACACTACAGCACAAAGGGTCATATAGCGTATTGGACTTTGAGAACCCTACAAAGACGGTGTTTGTTGAATTGAAGGCCAGACGTATACGTTCCGACACATTTGATACCGCCATTGTTGGATTGAACAAAGTGGCTATGATGGATTCAATTAGTGACACAGAATACTATATCGCTTTTAAGTATCTGGACGGTCTTTTCACAATCAAATATGAAAAAGAGCTTTTTGATTGTTATGAAGTACGGCACGATTATATGAGAGGTTCTAGAAGTGATTGTAATAACAAGCCACAATCTGTTGTAATGGTACCGATAAAAGACTTGACAAAGATTGAATACGAGGAAGTTGAAGAGTATTAATTTTAGATATAAAAATATTTATTATTGATATAATGAACACTCCACCACACAATCCGCGACGACCATTAGTACCACCACAACGACCCAATCCGCGAAGAGTAAGACCGAGATTACAACCACGTGCTCAAGAACTCCAACAAAGACTTAATAATAATTTTGAACGAGCTGATATTGAAAGACAAATTAATGAATTAGATAATGAACAACCCGTTACATATGATAATTATAGTGCTACATTAGACAGTGTTAGGGATATTAGAGAGCAGATAACACCAAATAACACACCAGATGACACCTATATGGATACTCTCGCACACATTTATGACCAAGCTAGAAGAAAAGGAAATGTAGCGGACAGATATGCTGAAACCCACCTAAGAAGCATAAATATTCCAGAGGTTCTGACTGATATAATACTAACAAGAACAAGAAACCCAGACTATAACGCTAGTCAAGACAACTTACGGAGAGGGTTATTAGCCCACCAACCGAGATTAGACCAAGAGAGATTAGACCGACAGATAGAAGCCGAAAGGAACCAGTCATCAAGCTCAACACAAGGAAGTGGTAAGATGACAATTAAGTCTATCAAAGCCGAACTCAAGCGACTGAAGATAAAGGGAATCACTGGGAAAACAAAGGCTCAACTAATGGCTATGTTACCTAAGGAAGGAGCGGGACTATGCTCTTCAAAGGAAGATTTCGCTCGGAAAGCAGATTTATATAGGGAAAAAGAAGCAAGAATAAGAAAAATGAGGCCGAAAGAGGAAGGAAATTTAAAACGATTACGCGCTAAACACGAAAAAGATTATCACGATGAAAATCGTATATTACGGTTACCAGCGGTAGAGTATGATAGACAAGTTACATTCCCAATTAAACTTGATAAGGAGAAAAACGATAGAGAAAGAAAGCAGAAAAGACTTGATAAGTTTGAAGCAAAAAAAGAAGCATTAAACAGTAATAAAGTAGCACTAGACATAAAAGCATTAAACAATTCAGTTAATGAAAAGGAGGGAAGTGGTAAAGGTGGTATGAGGCGGATTATAAATGCGGTTTCAAACAGAAGGAGAGAAAGACAAGAAAGACAAGAAAATGAAAGAAGACAAATAGAAGAAGAACGAGAAATTGAAAGAGTACGAAGAGGACAAGAACAAGAAATTGAACGAGTACAGAATGAGATTCACGAGAGATTTAATAACGAATTGTTTGGTTTAAATGCTGCGTACGGCCGTATTTTTGGTGTAGATAGAAACGAAAATAATTTTGGGCGTGGAAGTACAACAGAGAGGAATGATTTTGTTAGGAGAATGTACGCAGCTAGAGATGATTTTGGAATACTGAGTACAGAAGATAGACGTAGATTAAACCGCCTAATTAGCAATTATGAATATTACAAAGACAAACACGACGAAGGGTATCAACTTGCTGAGGTAAAAGAGGCAGCAGCGGCAGCGGCAGCAGAACAAGGTAGAATCAATAGGGCGGATAAGTACCCCATTGATAGTGAATGTGGTGTATGTTATGACCCCTTATCAGATACAACTAACGGTGAACCAGTTTCAGCGTGTCCATCTGGACATATATATCATAGAAACTGTTTAAGAAATCAGACAAATTGTCCCGAATGCCGAGCACCATTTAATCAAGGTTATCCGAAAGCGGTTAGGAGAGAGGGTAATAATCTAATAGGGACTGGTAAGATGACAATCAAAAAAATCAAAGCAGAACTCAAGCGACTAAAGATAAAAGGAATCACTGGGAAAACAAGGGGTCAACTAATGGCTATGTTACCTAAGGAAGGAGCGGGTGCGTGTAGCAGTAAAGAATCAAATCATTGTAAGGATGATTACTGGAGAGGTGACCTCAAAGAATACTTAAAATGGGCTGATGAACTGTTATTAACTGGAACTCACGCGCAATGGAATGAAAGATTGTCTATAAAAAGGGACATTACAAAATTAGTAGGTAATGTGATTAACGCTGGAAAATATTCAGCCGAAAAATTAGATGAAGATATACAGAAGATAGGAGATAAAATTAATGGATTACACTGGAAACACCCTCTATTAATGAGGTGGTGGATTAAGGAAATAGTTGATATATCAAGAACAATTATGTATGCTGAAACAAGAAATACTATGAGATATTATCTACCACCAAGAGAAGAAAAACACACGACCATTGGTGAAGACCCATCAAAACTTATAGATGGATATATGGATGTTGAGAAATCCAGTGAGAAGAAACAAGACCAAAGTGGTGCTGGGAACAAGTCATCGGGTTTCATTCGGGCTATTATGGCGAGGAATGATGACCCAGAGAATGCTAAAATGAATCAGAGTAAGTTTCGTAATTTAGATAAGCAAGGAATGAGAGTTGATAAGATGAGTAAAGCAACACACGATGTAATTAAAACGAAAGTCAAAGACAAAAAACACAAAGAATATTTATTAGAAAACGCAATACAACATCAACCATTATCTGAAGAGTTAGAAGAAAAGAAACAATATATGTCTAAACCACGTAAAAAAGGTAGAAAACCAACATTAGTAACACATAAAAACTATGTAGGTACGTATGATATGGTTAAATCAAATGATATTAGAATCACTCCAGAGAATGCGAAAGAACATATTGGAAACAATGTAACATACAAAACGAAAGATGGATATGCGAAAGGTAAGATAGTATCTGCTTCTAACAAAGCTATCAATGTAGAAATCAATGGAAAAGTAAAAAACATTGAGATTGTGAAGAGAAAAGTGATGTCTGAACCTCAAGTTAAATCAAATAATGATGATATACTTACACAATTAGAAAAGATAGTATCAGAAGGTAACGAAGCATCAAAAGAGGGTAAATTATATAAATCACGTGATAATTGGAAAGGGAAAGCTGGATATATTAAAAAAATAGATGCTCTTTGGAATAAATATGATGGTGGTGTTGATAGATTCTATGCTATAACGTTGAACTTTGGGTGGAAACCAAAAAACCAACAGAATGAATCCTCACACGCATCTAAAATGTATGAAAGACACGGTATTCAAATTGATTAAGCTACTTAATTACCGAAAAAACAAGATAATTACCGAACTTCTTTACATAAGTGTGATATAAATAGATTATATAGGGAAAAAATCCGGATTTTTTCCCTATATAAATCACATATTTTACTTATTTTAAGTGTTTTGGTAATAAAGTTGATGTTTTTCGGTAATTACCGAGTGTAATTAAGTGTTTTTTGAAGTTTTTTACAAGTTCCATAGGTCTTTGATGCGACTTCTTATCGCAGTGCGTCCAGTATCTCTGCGAGGAGTGTAACTTCCATACCTCTCACGTGTTAATCTATTCGCAAGTTCAGCAAGGTCATCTCTTGTTCCGTTCAAAGAAGCCGACGTAAGCCATTGAGGTCTAAAATTTCCATTACGTAGGGCTTTAGCCGTTGGGTCGGTTGGATGTTGGGGTGTGGGAAACAATGGGGCGGGTCTTTTTTGTATTTCGTATTTTTGTTCTTGTCTTGGTGATTCCGATGATGACGCAGACGATTCTGACGCAGACGATTCTGACGCAGACGATGACGCAGACGATGATGCGGCAGATGACGAGCGTGATGGTGCGCGTGATGGTGGTTTTGGTGGCGGTGCTGATGCTTTTGGTTTCTTCTTTTCTCTAGGCATATGTATTGTTAGTTCATCTTGATTCAATATCTCTTTCAACGACTTATCACTTAGTTGAGGTGCTTCTTTCATCTCGGCAGATGATTGACTGCGGAATGGATTACGTGGTACAGTTATACCAGTCATCTCATCACGCTCAATATCTTGACCATACCACGCACCATTTTGTTCTCCCATTTTGTCCCGTACATTCTTGTTTAACTTTACTCTAGGAGTACGTACTATTCTACTCATTGGACTTATATTTGGGAAGTAAGAATCATCTCCATAGAAGTAAGCATCTTGTTGTAGTCCAGCTTGTTTAGCTCTTAATTTCATATCACTTCGTGCGTCATCAATTAATGCTTGTTGTGCGGTTTCTGCCGTTCCCTTTGTTAAGTTAGTGAACCCTAATGCCTTTATAAAATTGGCGGATGCTAGTTTCTTCTCATTGAATGGTCTATTATTCACACTCACCATTCGTCGTAAGTACTCACGCACTTTCCTCATAGTATCCAGAATCTGTTCCGCATATTGGTTGTCTTTGTTACTGTTACTACCACTATTATTGGATTGAGGCGGTGACCCTAGTAAGTATGTTTCAATCTCATCTACATAATCTAATACTTCTTCCAGTTCATCTTGCGTCGCACCAACTGCCCATCTGAATAGTAACTTAAGAAATTTAACAACTTCATTGAATGTAAAAGCGGTAATGTTACCTTCCGCAATATATGAGAATATTGCCCTCAATGTGCTAACTAATTCAATTTTGCCTTTTGTATCAATTCCTTCTGTTATCTCTTGTTCACCTTCATTCATTACTGGCTGATTTTCTCTAAAGGCTTCTTTGGCCACATTAATAGCGTCTAATTGAGCGGCTCTATCCTTCAATAATTTTCTTCCGTATGTCTGAGCTTCAGCTGTATAAAGTACTCCACCTTGTAATCCAGTTGGACGATTAGAATATATATCAGACTGGTTTCCGTTAGAGGGGTTCGCATATACCCTTTGACTAAGAACTGCTCTAGGCATATTGACATAACCAGCGTGAGAATGGTCAGCACGATACTGTGATGCTGTAGTATCTCTTACACCATTCATACACTTTCGTCTAGCATCTTCCATCTTTATTGCGTGATAGTCACCTTGTAAGTCATCACTTCGTAACAATGGCGCTGCTTCATAGTGAGCTTCTGGGTAATAGGAGAGTGGTTCGCCACTCTTCGCATATAATTCTGAGTACACTGCGGGAAACGTCAATTGTAGTCCCATATCACCATTCGGTTTTTTCGTTCCAAAAGCAGACATTCTATACTTTAGTATTAGGAATTAATTTTGGAAGACAATGGTCTTTGTGAATGAGAGCTTGATACCCACATATGATTCGTTCGCAATTCGGACACTTATAGAGAGCGTTCATACCGTATGTTTAGAATTTAATATAGGTTGTGTTGCTTCACATACTTACTAGCATTAATCATACTAAGTCCCTTCTCAGCCATTACTTTTTTGACAATTGCCGCACGTTTAGCCCTTCCACCAGTTCCAGCGCCAGTTCCACCAGTACCTTTACCTCTACGACCACATTGTACTGGTTCTTCATCTGATTCAGATGCTTCTCCAAACCCAAACATACCAGCAATATCACTAACAACCGGAATCCCCAAGTCAGATAGAAACCCACTTCCATCCATACCCTTTCCAGTGATGACGTTTTTACCGGTCGTTAGGTTGTTCAACATATTCCCAATGGGTTTAGCAAGGACAGATGCTAGGAGTCCTAAGGGTAAAAACCCACCCTTCATCTTTCCATCCTTGCCTCTTCTTTGTACTTGAACGTGTAAGTCGCCTTCTCCCTCATAACGACCACTTTTATACCCGCCAGACCCAGCGCCTACAGCTCTTCCACCACGGAACTGAGATAATCCCATTGATGGTGTCGCACCACGTCCGTCTAGGGGATTCTCTCGTTCAGCCTCTTCTTCTAATGCTCTTGCGTCAGCTCGTGCTTTTCTTGCTAATCTGGCCATTTGTTATATATGATACTCAGAAAATTAATTCAAAAATTAATATCGTCCGGAACTAGAATGATTAAGATATCTAAACCAGAGTTTATAAAAGAACATCGCCATCTAGTTGAATTATTGAATCGGTATGATTACCCAGACCTTAAGAAAGAATCAAAAAGTCAATCCGCTGAATTAAAAAAATTGACTGGAAAAAAAGCCTAAAAATAACATTGAAATGCCTAATTACTCCAAATCCAAGATATATGCTATACGCTCTCCAAGTACCGATACATTCTATATAGGGTGTACCACAAATGAATTAAGTAAACGGTTCTCACAACACAAAAGTAAAGGTGATACTGGTTTTGACTATGAAGATTCTTATATTGAACTGACTGAATCAGTTGAATGTAAGAGTAAAGAAGAACTGAAAGCGCACCTATATAATTGTATCAGAAAGAACCCGTTATGTATCAATTATATACCAGAAAACAAAGAAAAAGAAAAAAGAAGGGAACGATATGAAAAGCAAAAAGAAGTTACATACAAGTGCGAGTGTGGTGCGCTAGTAAGAATGGTTGGTAAACAACAACACGAAAAAACGCAACGACACTTCTTCGGAATTAAGTGTCGCGTGTTAATTCCAGAGAATTAATAATCTTCCGACAAGTTAGAAATGGAATCAAACGACTTTATGCTTCAGCTTCAAAAGAAGCTTCTAGACGAGAAAAAAGTAGCCGAGAGTACGGCATCCGCATATATTAAATCACTTTACGCTATCAATGGAAAGAAAGTCTTTAAGAACCTTTCTTTTTTGAAGAACACCGAGGAAGTTGACAAGGTTATCTCTACCTACGCAGAGAATACCCAGAGAGCGCTCTATGCTACCATCAGTAGTGTTCTAGGGTTGTTCAAGGACAAAGCTGGATTCAAGAAGCCTTACACCTACTACTTTGACAAAGTGAAAGTGAAGAAAGCCGAGAGCAACGAAGAGCCGAAACACGAGAAGTCCGAGAAGCAAAAGGAAGCGTGGATTGGATGGGAAGATGTTGAGAAGAAGAAGAGTGAATTGTCGGAAGAAGTTGATAAGTTCTTAAAGCAAAAAACGATTGATGGGACACAATACGAAAAGCTATTGAACTACTTTATCCTAAGCCTCTACACGGACATCCAACCAAGACGCAATAAAGATTATCTGGAGATGTTTATTGTTAAGAAGCACAGTGACAAGATGCCTACTGATAAGAACTATTTAGATGTAGCAACAAAGAAGTTCTTTTTTAATACATACAAGACAAGTAAAAAGTATGGCTCACAGTCGGCTGATATACCAGAGTCACTTTGGAAGGCGATTGAAACGTTTTTTAAGTATCATCCTCTGTGGAAAGAAGGCAAGAAGAAGAATGAACCCGTTAAACTACTCGTTAATTTTGATGGGTCGTCTATCAGTGCTGTTAATAGTATCACAAGGATTCTTAACAAGGTGTTTGGTAAGAAAGTTAGCAGTAGTATGATACGCCATATATTCCTCAGTGATAAATATAAGGATACTATCGGTGAGATGGAAAAAGACCAGTTAGCAATGGGACATTCAAGTACACAACAAAGCGAATATGTTAAGAACTAATTGAACTCCATTATCACGGGCATCTGAACAATGGTCATACGTGGGACGATTTTCCTCTTGCGACCAGCTTTGCTTTTGGGCTTATCCGGGATTGGTATCGGTTTAGACGGTTCGGGCTTTTCCATTTTTTAATGATAAATATTTTATTATGTATCATTAGAACGCAATGGATAGTCTTAGTTATAGTTTAGCATCCAATATGATATTGAAATTTATGAAAGATGCTGAAAGTCCTTTAACAGCACCAACAACTGGTATTGAAAAAAAAGAATATGTCATCGGACTTATCAAAAGCAACTTGCCGCAGTTTTATGAAGACCACTCCCTTTTCATTGATATATTCATTGATACCATCATCCTAGTTAGTAAGAATCCTACTGTAATAAGGGGTGGTAAGACTTGTTGTAGCCAGTTTTTGAAGTGCTTGAAGTGTCAGTAAACAAAGGTTACGGGTTACGGGTTACGGGTTGGTTTCAAAACCGGCCATACATATTTTGCTTTCCGCACCGCCGATGCGGCGACTCAAAAAAACCAATATATTGGAGATACTCTTACCACAGACCCGTAACCCGTAAACCCGTAACCCGATACCCACGGTCACAAAGATACATCGGAAACTACCTCGTTCCCAAAACAGTCCCACCCATCCACTTTGTTTCTACTGAATAACTCAATCTTTTTTTGTGTAGGGAACATCCTCATAATTCTCTCTCTAATCTCCGTTGGCTTCACAGAGTGTTTCCCACGTAATTCACTCAGAAACTGTCGTTCTTTACGACTCCCTCGTGGCTTGGGTATAACACCCCTCTTACCTACGATACATATTTCACACTGTGACAACGTATAACTGCCCGGGTTAATCTTCTGTTTTTCCCATACGAAGGCAATCGTCTTATACTTGAATCCCCACGCTTCCATTAACTCAATGGATTGCTTCAGATGCGGAGAGGAAGACCACATAAACAGCACTGCGTTTGTATCGCACAATTCTTTGACTTTTAATTTTTTAAGTTCATCTAATTTCATTGTCGGGTAGTGGTCTATCGCGCTTTTCACAACAGTATTGATAGCGGTAGGTGTATGTTGCTTCTGGCCCGCGTAATCCCAAGGTGGGTCTGCGTATAGAACTTGATACATAATTTCTAATGGTAAAGAAAATGATTTCACCCCTTAAACAGAAGAAAGTTAAAGATGAACTTAAAGAAGAACTCAAACAATTCAAAAAATCCAAACCCCTCATAAGTAAAGCGACAGTAAAACGTGTGACTGGGACAAAAGGGGACATATCTGGATGTATGTGGATTGAGAACTGGATTGACCAGTTGATTCGTAATTATTCCTACCCACCTCAACTCAAGAGTGATGATTTCGTATCACTACTAAGTCGCTACTTTGACATAAAACTAACGTGTTCCATATTAGAACGGTTAAAAAAAGAATATTTCAGTGCCTTTTCCCTAGGCAATCCAACAGATGATTTAGCGTGGCTCAGTGGTGTACTGGATTCAGACCCCAGTCATTTACGACAGTTTTCCGAGCCAGAAGCCTAGTATCGTTGAAAGGAACCCACCGTACGCTACACTAACAGTACAATTTTCGTGATTGACTATTAGTTCATAAGAACTAACACCAATTACTATTAGACTAATGAATAGCTTACCGAAAAAGTACGACCCTTGAGAGTCCATTCGTATACAACACGATGTCCATACCCGTTGTTTATCAGCTATTTCAGCCTCTGTTTTAATCTCTTCAATATGGAATGCGTGTTCCATTTCGGCTTTTACTAACTCATTCGGTGGCTTCGGATGGATGACTGGTAATCCTCTTGCGGTTAGGGGATTCATATATCGTAGGATGATATTATTTTAAGTAAAATATAGCGTGAAAAGACAAACTCCACAAGATAGACCACCCGTGAATATCTCTAGTGTTTGAAGTGTCGTGAAAACGACGGGTGTACCTAATGCTATATAGTTTATATTTGTAGCACCAGAAGCAACACCCGTTACAGTTTGAGCGACAACACCAGCCCTTACAATTGCTAAGGTAGTAGTAGAATTCACGGTTGTAACTGATGATGATATGGCTACTAATGAGCCAGCGAAAGGCATCACAAACTTAGTGGATACGCCAGTAGCAAGAGCAGTAGATGCTGGGTCAGCCCAACGATTCGGTGCTAAGTAACTACTTACACTACCTAATCCGCCAAATGACACTTGAAGTCCTACCACACTATTCGTCACCCAAGTAGGCAATGAAGTACCATTAGATTGTAAGAACTGTCCCGCAGTACCATTACCTAACAGACCAGTTGTATTCGTTCCCGTTTGAACTAATAAGTTATTCGTTCCAGCACCTACTACATTTGTAGCCCTTGTAGCAGTACCCGTCAAAGCACCAGCAAAAGTAGCACTCGTTAGAGTGTCAGTAGAAGGCTGATAAGACAAACCAGTATCTACATTCATCGTTTGAGCTGTTGAACTAACACCCAACGGTGCGAAAACGGGATAAAATATACTTGCGTTAACATCTTGAAGAGTTGTAGCTACCTTTAATGCTTGAGAGCAAGTCCCTACAAACCCAGCAGAGGCAACAGCCGTAGAAGAGTTGAAAGTGACCGCATTCACTATATCTGTGCTAAGTGTATTAGTTGATGGTTGATATGTAAGCCCTACATCTTTACCAAGAATCTCATTATTAGCAGATGTCGCAGTTGGTACAAATGTTGGATAATAAATAGAAGCACTTGATGGAATACCAGTCGTTTGTATGGTAGAAGCAGAAGTAGCAGCTCCTACGAACCCAATCGCTGGGATTACAGCTGTACTTGTAAAAGTATCACCTACATATAATGATGTCGTAAGTGTATTATCTGATGGTCTATATGTAAGACCGACATCTTTCGCAAGTACCTCAGAATTATTACTGGTACTGGTTGGTACAAATGTTGGATAATAAATAGAAGCACTTGATGGAATACCAGTCGTTTGTACTTGAGAAGCGGAAGTAGCGTGTCCTACAAACCCAATAGTTGGCGAGGAACTACCAGCAGTAAATGTCACAGAGTTCATTAATCCAGCCGTTAATGTATTCGTCTGTGGGACATAAGTTAATCCACCACTATCCATATTAACGGCACTTATGGTAGTATTTGTAGCACTTGATATGAAAGTAGGGTAATAAGTAGAAGCACTTGTAGGCTGTGACACAGCATTTAGTGTTGAACCACCAGCCACACCAGCAGAACTAATGAGAATATCTGTACCACTGTTTGAAATTGTCACGTTTGTCCCAGCAGTAATGGAAACCGGTTTGAAGTCAGTAACTGTACTTGCGGTTGAAACAAGAGTCGTCCCAGTACCACCATTCGTAAATGTATAACTACCACCGCCACCACCAGATGCGTTGATTGTAATATCATTTGCGGTACTTGTGAAGGTTACATTCGTCCCAGCCGTCAAACTCTTCGTAGAAAAAGTAGGATTAGAAGTACTTGATAGTATAGATGTCCCAGTTCCAGCATTTGAAAGGGTAATTCCAGAAGCGGGTGATGAGTTTGTAATTTGTAAGTTAGAAGAAGCATCAGTTAAAGTAATTCCAGTTCCACTTGAAAGGGATTTTACGCTTAGCGAAGGGGCTGTACCACTTACAACAAGGGACGTTCCCGCACCCGCATTCGCCAATGTAGAAGCCGTCGCAGTATTTGTTAATGTAATCGTATCCGTCGTTGAGGCGATTGAAAGTCCCGTTCCTACAGCTAAACTTTTCGTAGAAAAACTCGGATTTGTCGTTGAATTGAGGAGGCTCGTACCAGTACCCGTGGAAGCCAACGAAATCCCAGAGGCTGGACTGGAATTGGTCAGAGTGATAGTATCACCCGCCAGAGAGGAAGATAGTCCAGTAGAAACTGCTAAACTATTCAGTACAAAGGAAGGGCTTGTACCAGTTTTCACCAATGAAGTCCCAACTCCACTTGTTCCTATCGTCGTCAAGGCACTTGTACTACCATTCGCCATCAAGTATTGGACGGAAGTCCCAGT